ATAAATATCAAACAATGTCCCAGTACATTCGATCCGGCCATTTTGTTCAAATTACTCCCATCTCAGGTTTGACTCAGCCCGACATTTATTCAATTGTTTCTATTTCCCCTCACCCTTCTCTTATTACTATTACCCTTCAAAATGTTAATGATTCATCCGATATTAAAACTTTATTGATAAACTCGCTCGGATACATAATTCAGGGTGAAACCCAACAATACCAACTCAAATTTGGGGCTGATCTATCCGAACTTCAAGGAGAAAGACCTTCCACATATATCGGAACTGGTCAGCAGCAATTTGCAATGACCGGTGTTGTACCGATCGATCTTAATATTCTTCTTCAGATGGATGATCAAACACTTACCTCTGCATGTCAAACCGATCAGTATATTTGGGGTTTGTGTCGTAATGAAGAGTTATGGCGACTTAAAATTGAGAAAGACTATATTGGAGCGGGTAAATATAAGAGCAAAGATAGGACTTGGGAAGAGTATTATAAGATATTACAGAAAATCGGAATAGATAAATTTGGTGCTAATCAGGCTGCAGGATATGGTGATTTGGATGTTCTTAAATGGATGGCATCATTACAAACACCAATTCTCCCAGATAAATTTGGTGCTAATCGGGCTGCAGGAAATGGTCATTTGGATGTTCTTGAATGGATGGCATCATTACAAACACCAATTCTCCCAGATGGTGCTAATTGGGCCGCAATGGAAGGCAATTTGGATGTTCTTCAATGGATGGCATCATTACAAACACCAATTCTCCCAAGTGCAAGAGGTGCTAATTCGGCCGCATCAAATGGTCATTTGGATGTTCTTCAATGGATGGCATCATTACAACCACCAATTCTACCAGATGAAGAAGGTGCTAATCGGGCTGCACCCAGGGGTAATTTGAATATTCTTCAATGGATGGCATCATTACATCCACCGATTCTCCCAAGTATACAAGGTGCTAAATGGGCTGCTAGACATGGACAGTTGGATGTTCTTCAATGGATGACATCATTACATCCACCAATCCTCCCAGATGAAGAAGGTGCTTTTAATGCTGCAGACGGGGGTCATTTGGATGTTCTTAAATGGATGGCATCATTACAACCACCCATTCTCCCAGATGAAGGAGGTGCTTATTGGGCTGCAGAAAATGGTCATTTGGATGTTCTTCAATGGATGGCATCATTACAACCACCAATTATGTCAAAGAAGCATGTTCTTTAATGGATGGCATCATTACAACCACCAATTCTCCCAGATAAATCTGGTGCTAATCGGGCTGCACACGGGGGTATTTTGAATATTCTTCAATGGATGGCATCATTACATCCACCGATTCTCCCAGATGAAGATGGTGCTAAATGGGCTGCTAGACATGGACATTTGGATGTTCTTCAATGGATGGCATTATTAGAACCACCAATTCTCCCAGATGAAGGAGGTGCTTATAATGCTGCAGACGGGGGTCATTTGGATGTTCTTAAATGGATGGCATCATTAGAACCACCAATTCTCCCAGATGAAAAGGGTGCTTATTGGGCTGCTAGAAATGGTCATTTGGATGTTCTTAAATGGATGGCATCATTAGAACCACCAATCCTCCCAGATGCAGATAGTGCTAATTGGGCTGCAGAAAATGGTCATTTGGATGTTCTTCAATGGATGGCATCATTACAACAACCTATTCTTCCTAATCAATAACTAAATAAATTATTTTTTGATATGAGAAAACATATCAAAAATGTCGAGGTTTGTCAAAGTTGGTGACTATGTTCAAATTAGCCCTTTATCCGGTTTATTTTCATCTAATATTTACCTGATTAAATCAATTACAACGAGTCCTTCCTCTGTTACAATTACTATTGAACATATTGAGAATCATTCTGATGTTCAAACATTGTTAATTAACACATCTAACAAAATCACCATTATTGGTAGAACTAAACCTGTACAATTGCGCTTCGAATCCGATCTGGAAGAATTTCAAAAACACCGTTCATCTCGACATATGAGACCCGGACACGCACAATTTGCAATGACTGGAATAAAACCTATTGATATGAATATCCTTTTTCAGATGGATGATGACACTCTTATCTCAGCTTGTCAGGTCGATAGGTACATTTCAAGTCTGTGTAAAGATGACACATTATGGATAAATAGGATTACGGAATATTATCCGGGTGCCGAACAATTCAAAGAAGATGATACAAGTTGGAAAGAATATTATTTTCAGGTTACGTCATCAATGACTGACTATGGACCAGCAAACCGTGCAGCAATTGATGGATATTTAGGTGTTGTAAAATGGTTGATATCCGTTGACCCTTCAGTATTGATGGGGTACCCAATCCCTCCGCAAGATACCATCATACCACTACCTTTTGTGTACCCCATCAATACTGAAGGGTCAACGGTAGCTGACAGTGCAGCGATGAGTGGTCATGTGGAAATTTTGGACTTTTTGGCCTCGTTAAAACCCCCTGTTGTACCATCAAATCACGTTATTTGGTCTGTGATGAGAGGAGGTCATATTAACGTTTTGAATTTTTTGGCATCCTTGAATCCACCCATATTACCCACTTTGCTCAATATAAGTGTCTCGGCGTCGGATGGCAACTTGGACGTGCTCAAATGGGCCGCATCTCTAAATCCACCTATATTACCTATACAAAGTGCATTGGATGACGCGGCGTCGGATGGCAACTTGGACGTGCTCAAATGGGCTGCATCTCTAAATCCACCTATATTACCTACACAAAACGGAGCTTTTTGGGCCGAGGGAAACAATCATCTTAGTGTTATTGTTTGGTTGGAATCATTGGATCCACCAATATATCCCAGATAATGAGATGTTTTCCCGTTTCAATGTATATACATCAATATGTCCTTAATTTTATTTGATTTCTTCAGAAGACAAATTATATTGGACACCGGTCAATGTTTGTTTTGGTACTAATTTCATTCCACTGGCATGGAGTTTACTATGACAATCTGAACACAATGCAATTAGATTGAATGTAGAATTTTTATGGAAAGTTCCAATGAATCCATGTTCATCAGCCGTATGTTGTTCCTTGATATGATGAGTATCTATTTGTTCACCAAAACTGCCACAAAGTGAGCATTTGTCGACATAAACCGAAGCATTATAATTGGATTTCTTCGGTTTCAATAACGACGGGGTTTTTGACAAATTATGTCTAACTTTATTAGCTTTATTGATGAAGGCGGAATCCATCGATAAACTTCGACATACCTCCAATCCATACACCGAACTTCCAGAACCTTCTTCTAATTTACGATCATATACTAAATCTTTTATTTCTTCATCATAATAAGTAGATAAGTGACACACTCTCATTTCAGACGACAATTCAACAATACTTGGATAAGCTGACAGATGATGCATGTGGGTCGAGAATATGAATGAAGATTTAGCCTCAATTAAAGTTTCGAGTGTAGCCACTGTCAAACTGGTCCCAGAAATAGATTCGGTTCCTCTACAGAGTTCATCACCTAATACTAACGTGGAGGGTGAAGCATTCTTTAAGATATTCCTTAGCTCGGTCATTTCAACAACGAATGACGATTGCCCTTTGAAAATATCATCATTACCACTAAGACGTGTAGTTATTCTATTATAGGGTTTATATATCAATTCAGCTGGAACGAACATACCAGCCTGAGCCATGATAACGATTAAACCGATTGATTTAGTGAGGGAAGATTTTCCAGAAGAATTAACCCCATATAACAACATACCTAGATAACTATTAGATTCACCATTACCCAGATCCAAATCATTGTGGATATATTCAGAACTTATAATTCTCTCAATGATGGGATGACGTGCCTTTTTAACTGATAGAAAAGAATGATCAGATGAACGATCGATGTTGGGTCGATTATATCCAAACATAATTGCGTTATAGGCATTGGTTTGTACATAATCCAATGTAGAGACGAAATCTGAAATATCTGTGTAAAAGGTAAACTCGGATGATAATTTATTCAATATACCCTTGTACATTTGATATAAATGTATCTCTAACATGGATCTAGATTGTTCTAAACAAATACTAAATTCCCGAATCTTGTCTGATGTGATGATCATACCCTTAGTTACCTTATTAAATTCGAGATTTCCACATAAATCAATATCGACTTGGTTTATTTTTCTTTTGAGCGAAGTGGCACGACCAGCTGTAGTTATAATAGAAACATTGATACCATCGTATTTCTCTATTGAAGGTGTTGATTTAGTTTTTCTACCATAATCAGGTGTAATATGTCTTACATTTGAAGCTGATAATAACCCGTTGAGATGATCACAGATAGATTCTAATTTATCTTTACACATTGTTATATTTTGATCTAATTGATCGAGTAGAGGGTCAATACCCTTTCGAAGAAAAGATTCGTCCGAATCCAGTCGACTTTCCACTTTCCCTTCCAATAATTTACATTGATTTAGTTTATCTATATCAATAGTTGAATTGATATAAGATATCCACTGATTGAAAGGTGTTATAACACTGTTAGAGGGAAATAGTTTCATTAGGAAGGGTTGTTGTACTTGACAGGAATTGGAGTCATATGCGAAATTAAAAAGATCGCTGTATAAACCAACGATCTTAATATAAGAAGAGTATAATAAAGACAGTTCTCTTGGTGAAATCTTCTCAATTTTTATTTTTCGAGACAATCTGTCTAAATCAGGTATGGGTTGAAGTGAGGATTTGGTCTTTTTCAATATATCATTGTTAGACATTAGTTCATCGGTTACACCATATAATATATCGAGACGGTCCATATCTGTTATTGGTGATAGCAACATTTTTCTTAACATTCTCTTACCCATCGGAGTATTAGTGTTATCTAAAACCGATAAAAGTGAATTGATTCGTTTACGTCCTCTATTAGAATTGGCCGAAGTTGATATGTTAGAATTATTTGGAATAATGTCTAATTGATGAATGGCATTATTTGCCAGGATAAGATGTTTTGATTGGTCGGTCCAAGATGTTCTTGGATGACATAATCGTTGAACCAGAGTTTCATTGTGTTCATAACAGTATTGAATCAATGCAATATAACTAATTAATCCGTATGATAATCTCTCCAAATCCAATCGTTCAATCATAGTTATTGGATTTAGAGACTGAGAGATTAAATTACTATTCAAATCACCACTCAAACTATTATTCGAAGGTCGGAAAACCCTATTCAACAACTGATTTTGATAATTAATGTTTAAATATTCCTTTTCGATTTGATCGATCTTCGGCCCTATTACGGTATATTTGTTCAGCTCCAATAAATCATAAATCACATCAATATATTTATTGATGTGTACATTCTCTATTTTCAAACTTGATGCTCGTATATGGACTAATACTTCCCGGGGTTGTTGGGAAGCTAAAAATCTATAAATTTCTTGCAACGCGTAGATATTGTTTCCATCTTGACTATACACTTCGCATACAATATTTTCGCCAGTAGTTACGTCTATTGACGACATACCTGAAATAATAACATAATCATCTACTCCTATATTCCCTTTCCCCTTCGTATTACTATCTACATTATCCATCTCTACGGACGTTTTACCCTTCACACTCTTCACACCATTGATGTTTTGACATTCTATATAAATTGATACTATATTGTTGGTTACCGTTTCTGACATCGAGTCTAATTCAGTTCCGGCACTGCATATTTCACCAACTATTCTATCCTTAGGATTATCGGGACTTTGGTCTATTCTGATAAGAGTGAAGTTATTAGCTAGAATCACTTCCCTATGTCTTTCATATGCTAGACATGGAAACCCAATCATATAGGGATTACTAAACCCATGAGATTTATTTTTAGTCTTACTTGTTAGAATCATATTAAGAATAATACTAAGTTCCCTTGAATATCCAATTCTCTCGCTATAACGACAATCATCCGATTCATCCTGATCGGGATTATATTCATATATTTCATAGAATGAACCTATTTGAATCAATACGACTGTCCGATGACCATACTTTCCTTGGTACAATTTTTGATACTCGAAATATTCACAAATAGTGGACATTGTTTTGTTAATAAATAGAAAAAGCATTAGACTGTGAGGTTACCTAAATATAATCCTTATATTTAAAGATTATGTACGATTATACTAAAGATGAACTTAAACTTAAATCGACCTAATAACAAGGATGTGGTAAATACACCAAAGCCAAAACATGTTACATTTAAAGACACAGTAGAATGGGCATCATCCTCTTCCAAAGATGAAGATAATTCACCAACTAAGGAATATAAATTTTGGATGTTGTTGATGGGTGTATTAGCAATTGTTGTAGTTGTATGGATATTAATAATGTTCATTAGTAAATCTACAGGAAATGAAAAATCCGAAAATAATGATCGATCGAAATCATCTCAGAATGGGAGATCGAAACATACATCTCATAAACGTTTAGGTCGTTCTGTCTTAGATGGCATGATGTCAGATTCTGGATCGATCCACTCAGATTCCGGTTCTCAATTCCGCAAGAAATCTTCAAGGCCATATTCATTCCATAATTCAAATGGAAGAAGAGGGGGTAGTTTATCTAAATCTAGATCAAATTTAGTTAATCCTTTACCTGTCAATGGTGTATAATCCTTGGTATGGACCATTGACGTTCTATTGAGAGCGATATAGTTAAAGATTAAAATATAATCTCTCATGAGAGATTATATTTGTTTTTGTTTATTTTTTTAGTACCAAGAAGTTGATATAGTTCAATTACGGTCTTGACATCTTTGATGATGCTACTGGCTTGTTGTCTATTAATACCCAATTTCTTCTGGATATAACCCAACACTTGAACGTAGTATGGTGCAGGTTCCTGTTCGATCCAAGTAATCATGTTATAATTATTCAATTAATAGCCGGAACTGGCTACCCTCGGGTTGTATGGATCCAACACTTACTTGTTTTCGTTTCTCAAAAAAGTGCATTGTACAAACTTTGAGGATTTGGTATAGTTGATGGATATGTTCGTTCGGAGACATAATCGAAACCGTATTCACCCCAACGATTTGATTAAATCGTCCTTCGACCAGTAATTTGAAACGAATGTGCGCATATGATCAACCATGTCCACTCCTCGCCTCAATCATGTGAATCATATCTAAATATACCTGGTGTTCATTAAAACTGTCATGTTCTCGTATCAATAACAAGCCATTATTACGTGAGACTCTTGCCATTTCTCTCACCATGCCGTCGTAATTAGAGAAATGATGCAACGTTACATATACAGTAATTAAATCGACACTATTATCAGGTAAGTTTATCTTATCGTTTTGAACCAATATGAAATTCGGGCAGGTTTGGACTTCAACATCCGTACCGTATGGGGTTTTGATGTTAAGAGACTCGGAAACATCCTCGGTGATTTCTCCCGATCCACAGCCTACATCTAAATATTGGTTGGACGATCCCCATAATATCACTGATGAGTTCGATTAAATCGACAGTTCTTTCGGATGATCTGACATTTACACCAACCTTGGGTACTGATTCTAACTGAATTGTAAGGACAATCCTTGTTGTATGATTGATTGAAGATTTGGAGGAATACCAATATTTTGAGGAACATTTACACCGACCTTGGGTACGGGAATTTCTCGAACTGTATTCTGAGTTAATTTCGGGGTAGGTTGTGGTGCATCTCTAGGTAAGTCTATTGTACTGATTCCATGTTCCAATCCTTCAATTTTTACAAACTCAATAGTAGGTGGTTCACATTGAATTCCCTCACCACTCTTTGCAAAGTCATCAATGATATCCGCAATTGCCTCATTCTCAATTGGTTTCGGTTTACCGAAACTAGATAGGTTGAAAATGCCAGATTGTTCATCCTCCTGTCTAGATTCTCTGCGCGACTGACTCCCTATATCAGCGGCTTCGAAAAATTCTTCGGGTAGTTGCTCGGGGCCGAACACCGAACTCATTAGGGCATCGTTATCATCTAATGAAATAGTTGCACCTCCAAATGTTGTATCAGCACGACCGGCAACCTCATCTTGATTTTGCAAGGTTTGCTCCAACTCATCCGGATCTATTGTAATAGGTTCCCCCAGATCTGCGGCATTGTACATCTGTACTATTTTAGATTTTATTTGATCGGTCACAACAATATCATGCCCAATATCAGGTTTTCTACCAGTAAAAATACTAGCCGAGATGCTATTACCTGGATCGAAATCACCATACAGGGATGCATTGGCTATCGTCCGCATACCCTGCTGATATGCAGCAGTTGTAAGAACATCACCATGGTTCCTAACACCTGAAAATGTAGCTTTAGTAACACCGCCGCTAAATGTCATATAGTCGATCAACAACATGGTATGTCTTATATCGACATATTGTCCGGATAACTTAAACATACGATTTAGAGACCATATTAAATAGTTACGCGCCGCTTCTACTCCAAGGATAGTAAGAATATCATACATGTTGTTACTGTAAGTGTGATAAGGATCAATATCATCACGGTTCATCAATCCTCGCATGTTCGAACCATTGGTTTCGGCATACGCAAAATTGGCAGCTCGATATATGGGTCTCCCTTCAATTGGAACTTGAGTAACAAAACGAAGACCCTCGCGTGGATCCTCCACCAAAAGACGATTACGCTCTTTCCTGTTCTCTGTCTCTCGTTTTCTCGCTTCGGTCCTGTCCTTATTAACCCAATATCTTACTAATTCACTTGGCGTGATGTATTCCTTAGAATATTCGATTTTAGCGACCTCATCAAAATCAGGATACTTTGATTTCTCAGGGACAACTACTTGAACGTTATCTCTAGCAGGGTGGTAAACCTCCATACCGACTTCTTCACATAACTTGACCACGTTTTCACCGGTAATACCACTTACCCTTATACGGAACATATTGTATTCAAGTAACCAGAGATTATGATATTTGTCTCTTTTATCAACTTCATTCTCAACCACTTGCCATACAGGTGATTCGTCGATCGGGAATATATCTTCTATTCCAGGTATACCCTTGACGCGAATTTGATCTAGACTCGGCCTCAACTCCGATTCTAGAAAAATCATACCAATGTTTTCTTGACCAGCACTAGACACATCTAGACCACCAATATCTCGAATTTGTTCATCATCGGGAAAAATATCGATATAAACAGTTGCTACTTTGATTTTATCTTCAATTACATTGCCGACATCATCAACGATTGTTTGGACACCATCCCTCCAAACAATAGGTGAATATATACATGTAATCATTTCAGGAGACCCCCCTTCAATAGAGTCTGAAAGTTCCTTCGCTGTTATTTTGAATCTATACATGGTATCGACGTTTACAGTCAATCTCAAAACCCAATGTGATTGTTGTGGAGTTGGTATTCTCTTCCCTAAAATATTACTACTGATATTATACCAGTAAGGATAAACTATGTCTATACCAAATAATTCACTTTGTGATAAAATATCCCAATCCACTATTGGTCTAGACGCGACCAAACCAATAAGTTCCGATTGTCCGATTTCGAGAATATCGTCGAAAGACAGACTTTTATCCTTAAAACTGACAGTACAAGATGGATTTTTTGGATTAGTAGATCCTTTAATCAGCTCTTTTACCGCTTCGAACCCAGCTGTAACATTTTTAGCAGCTCCAGCCGTATGAAACGTATTAAGGGTCATCTGCATAATAGGAGCCGAAATAGCATCAGTTGCATTAGATCCTACCATGGTTCCAGGTCGTATTAATGAAGCATTGAACTGACGATTTATTTCCTGTTGAAACCCTCCATTTGTTAGAGCCAATGGGGTGATCTTGATATTAGTCAACTGTTTCAATATCGAAGTCTTCAAGGAACGTGTTGCAACTTCTGTAGATTTATTATTAGATCCATTTATTTCAGGCAAACCGTTCATAATACTTCTTATTTCACTATTATTGAGTTTTCGTGGTCGGTTATTTTCTATATATTGTGAATTACCCATAGAAACCTTAGATACAGACATTGTCCAATCGTCGATGGTTGTTTTTATGATGGATAAATATTCTCTATTTTCACATCAATCTTGTTCTTGTCAAAAATCTTCTAATATATATCATTAATATATGTATCAAAAATCATATACATGTCAGGTCTATTTTCCTGTTTTATTTAATAATAGTCCGGAGCACATTCCTCCAACTAGGGGGAATGTTCTCTTAGAATCATGGTTCCAATCCTTGTCAAAATGGAAAAAGATACCTTTTCCTTTATTGCAAACTTTATTTATAGTCAGAGGTAGTTGGGAAGTGATTTCATCAAAACCTTGAGGATTACCATGACGCTTATATCTTCCCGATAAAATTTCAATAGAAACCAGTTGAGAATTAATAATATATTTAGATACTTCTTCTGCAGTTAAACGAACTTCTACTCCTTCAGGCATATATATTATATTAATAGAATTGCTTTACAAACTTAAAAAAAATGATGTTTCAATTTTTTTTAAACATCATTTTTCAATAAGTTTGTCTTTACACCCTCGGAAATTTAAACTGGGACAAATTATTAAAAAATTGATTTAAATAATTAATTATTTATTATTTATTATCAACATGTCTGATATCATATACGCTCTTATAGTTTTATTTAAGAACTCTGAAGAAAAAAGGAAAAACAGAGAAGCAGCAAAATATAGAGAACAATATTGGGAAATGCATAATCTTTATAATGCTCATGGCGGCGAATATGGAAAATTTAAAGAAATAGATGCATTAATGAAACATGCAGACAAAATATATGCAAATTCTGTAAATATGAATTATATTCCACCTACGTTAAAAGCAGATGCTTTCCCAATTCAATATAGAGATAGAATAATGGAAGCAACACAAATCCCAAGTGCTTCTATGTCTAGTAGTTTATTGTCATCAAGTGTAACTCTACCATCGCCAAATAGTTTTACGATAGATAAAAGTGGTTATCCTTCAACTGTTCATGTTCCACAATTACCATCGATTGAACAACATTATGCGATAATAGACCGACATAAATTACCAAGTTTAACTACGGGTGACAATTGTTGTTTAGGTAAATTAGGAGAATCAACTCTAGGACCTTGGTATCCGGCTCGTGGTAGTTATTAACGATGGGATATACTATCGATCCTTTGACTGGACGTCAGATACGGGTTGGTGATGCTGATTTCAACAGTCTTCTAATGAAGGGTTGGAAATATAATCATAATAATGGTTTCATGTTCCTTTAATCATTCAAATATAGATCCAAATGGATCCATATTTTTTATGTTTTTATGATTTTCTATATAATACACTCATCAACTCACATCACTCTCATCCATCGCCCTTTGCGTTTCTTAGAACTAGTTCACCATTTTCCATCACGTAGCCGGATTTAATCAGATTGTTGTAAACACCCCTTCCAATCATAATAAATCGACCAGTGGCCGGGTTCTTTACCTTCCCTTCTTCTGATGAACTTGCAGCGCCTTGAGATGGACTCTTCTTCACCGCTATTTTCAAATAGATTTCTGCACCGGCTGCGTGTCGAAGTGTTGGAATAACTCGACGCTTCCAATCGTTACCAACTGCTTTGTCTGACATGAAATACATATCTCCGTGTTTCAAATACAACTTACAACGTTCACCGACAGGTTTTCCTTTGTAAAACCACTGGTAGTGAAGTGGATTTGCAACACCCAAACGAACAGCAACAACAATTCGTCTTTCAGCATCTCCATGAAATCCAATGCCACACTTCTTCGGATCGAAGTAGTAGTTTCCTTCTGCTTTGAGAACACCATCAGACACCTTCGTATCATGTGAATCGATCAACTCAACTATCTTCTCACGAATGAATTTCGTGCACGGAACTTCATCGAAAGGTATGATTGTACCTTCCTTGCTCTCGTAATCTGATTCTTGGCCAACATCATCAAAACACAGGTTGTGTCGCGCGTGTTTGTTGACAACTCGACCGTGCTTTGCTGAATAGAACTTTGAATCCTTCGGTAGTTCGATCTGTTCAGCATACATATCGTTCGCCGATTTGTCTATCTTACCCAGTATCACTGAAGCGCCATCACGAACAATCAGAACTGAAGCCATATTCAAATTGATGTCATGCTCAATCTCTGTTCCTCGTGCAAATTGACATAAATCAACCAATTCAGTTGTGGCACCCATTTCCTCAAACTTCCTCTTAATTTCAACCAACTGTGGAGTGAACATTCCACCCACCACATTGCCTTGACTCGATTCTCCAATCTTCTGCTGCCCAATGTGATTCTCTGCAACCTCACCGTAAGTGATAGTAATCGCTTGATCAATCTCAGTTGGATCCTGCTGATCATTCGAGTCATTCAACATCGCATCCTGTCCAATTTCTTCTTTCAACGCCATTTTAGTAACTACACCCCAGTACTTTAATATAAATAAAAGATGAGAATTAGATGTTCAATTTTTTCTTCAATTTTCTCTCCTCAAAATTTACCATCGAGTATTTAGTAGTATATATTGGTTCAAATGAATCAATATATCAAATTCGATATCTTCTCTAAAATCTTCTTTCTATCTCAGGGTAGGATTAGATTCCATCCTTTTAAACGTCCACCGGAATTTTTGAGTTCATGGGGTCCCAATTTTTCTCTAAATGAATCTATAACCATAGGACGGGTATATTTCTCATAACTATATTTTACGCACCACGCACAATAACTATTATACAAAGTAGTTATTAACGATATAATGATTTCATCTCTTTAATCAAGCTATCTAATTGAGGTATTGTAGTGTTGTGAAGTTGCGACAGTAAATTAATGTGGTATTGCAACAGCGAGATATCGTAGTATTTCATTATAAAAACTTACATATAATAATATAGTTAACCAACAAGGAAATGCGCCATAGTGACAGAAAAAATTGATATTAAATTTTTTTCCTCACCCCCAATCAAAATTACCTTCAGTATGTCTAAAACACAGGGATTTCGGAGGAAAAAATGTACGTGTACTTCGATATACGAATACAATAATACTAATTGTCGATCGACATATGGACATGAATGTATTTGTGATTATGCCACATTTTTGTGTAAGTCTACCACCGAACACAAATGTACATGCTATACAAGTCCTGATCATTGTAGTAGCAAAGGCAACAATCATATATGCAGATGCAAGGAAGATAGTCCAAATTCATGTAAGGCATTGACCCACATTTGTTCATGTAGCACATATCCAAGCTCATGTCATGTTCATCTTAGATGACTAAATCACCGAGGAAAAGATGGAAAAACAAAATATATTGATGCAAATGCATCAATATATATATATATATATATACTGATTTATTTTTGATTACGATGACGAGGACCTAGAAACCAAAATGCCCATGCCAATAATATAACACCTAACACAATTACAACGAACCACATGAATGGTAAAATCGAAGTTTCGTCTCGCTCTTTGTTTTCTGGTCTTCGACATACCGACATTTTAGCCAAATCACTGACAGAAGAAGAACAGTTAACATCGAACATGAATATATTGGGATTAGTACATATAGCATATAAATTATCATTTTCAATTTGTTCGTTCAATTCACTATCCAATGGTTTTGTCAAAGTCGGGAACATCTGGTCATTACGCATATATTTTTTACCAAGCATGATATCCCGTCCGCATGGTGATATCATTAAAGCTTGGATACCATGTGGAGATTTAGTTTGAACTATTGTGATGGTTCCACCCTGAATGTATCTGACATTTTCGTACAAATCACATCGATCCAACCATTTGCACAAATAACATAGATCCCAATCAGGTTCATCGCAAATATCACGGCACGTCTTAGCCAGAACATGTTTATCAGCGGCACTTACACTGTTGTCCTTCAAAATTAAAACATTAAGGTACGGATAATATTTCCTACAATGTTTCAACACTTTACCAACTCGATATGCTTCTAATGATTGGCTAACTGACATATCATCACTGTTACCTATACCATATGGTGCTGGGATGTTAAAAATTTTAACCATAAAAATTAGATCTTCAAATAAATTGATTAGATTCTTTATGGGAATTTCCTGTTTGTGTTTTCCAGGCGATGGATATCCATCGCCTGTCTCGGTACCACACTCACAGTATGTTGACAAAATACATACAATTATTTTAGTTTTATCACATTCAGATCGCTCCAAAATATCATGGGAATTATCTGGGTATGAATCATCGTTATAATGAGATTTGATATAGTTTTTATTTGATTTACGAGTACACTTACTATGAGAATGCAATGATGACATAATTAGGAGTAATAATTTTAAGAAAGATCTATTTTATGTCGTCAGTTAAAAAAAATGAATGAATCATACAGATGATTTTATATATACAATTTGATTATGTTTTTGGTCTTTGTCTTACATTCATCTCTACTATCCTTCAAGGAACATTGCACCTCTATCCCCACTAGAATTCCAAGTATTACTAAAAACGCAACATGGGTTTATTTTTACGACGATAAAGAACACTAATCGATAAAATTTAAGGCCTTCATGTGATAGAATTTTCTCCATGATTTTATCAGCTTCATTTCTAGTACACTTTCCACCTGTTGTAAATTGATGTGTAGAATAAAGATAATCGTGTATCAACCAACTTCTTCCATAATCAGGACCTCCGCTAGAACCGTCTGTCAAAAATCCAACAGGTACAACCACAGTTTTCCCGAATCCATCAATATATTTAGATTCAGATGTAGTTACATATTTGAATTCAGGGTACTCCAACCGTTCCGCTAATGTTAAATATCGATAACTTCCACAAACAACTGTGATAGCTGCCATATTTGGATATCGGCAAAACTTAACAATAATAATACGAATATCTACATACAAAATGTTGTTGACATGGTCTCTTGATGCTATTAAGACGTCTCTCCTGAACTAATTTTATCGCTTCAATTGGATTATATCCGGATTTACACAATATGCCAGTTGCAAGAGTTCCCGATCTACCAACTCCACCCGCACAATGAATGACTATATTTTTTCCTTTGTGTAAAAGAGAATAAAGATTATTAACGACTTTATGGAATTGATCCATACATGATGGGATGTCTTTATCTCTGATAGGATAGTGTGTAACATCCATACCCCATCTTTTGACTCGATCTAAATAATCATGAATCTGGAGTGAACTAAATTCATGATCTTCCAATAAACAAACAATGTGATCAATCCCGTGTTCGTGTTTTATTTTTCGCAAATCCGTATCTAGACATCTATCCCAATTAATACCTCCATATTTTATGGATTCTTGTTTCTTACCCGGAGCAAATGTCAAATATAATACACCACCCGATTTAGTATCACATATAGGATCTAATATAATAGGTTCTTCTTCGGAAGTTAAAGTTTTGACATCATTAGAAGACAATGACATTTCTTTTGGATAATTTGGTTTAATTTATAGATGGATATATAAATATATAAATAGTTATTGTCATAAAATGATTGAAGATCTCCAAAACTATCAAAAAATAAGCTACCCTTTCGGTCGGTTGATGAAATTATGATGTTGTTATGTTGTAATTGTGGTGGAGTGGAAGGAACAGAATATTTAATTTATATGAAGGAGATGAAAAACTACGAAGATCGTTGCTTCACTTACTGTAAATAATGTTATGGTAACAATGATATCTTATGTGAACGATGTCATGTAAACATATCAGGTTTTTCGTTCAGAACAGATGATGATTATTTACATATATGTTACAAATATAAATGTGAAGGGAAGCCAAAGACTATATGTGAATATTGTTGATATTATCAAATATAGGAATAAATAACTATTCCTATATTTTTATAGCAGAAATTTTATGGTGGTGTAGTCGGAACTCTCGGGAAAAAAATACCTGGATCTGTGGATCCTGCAGATGCAGCTCTGATGGCTCCAGTTCTAATTTCCGTGTCCAACTTGTTTAACCTCAGTTTCGCAGCAGAATCAATATGTTTATAATGTCTATATATTTGGACCATATTTGGGGTCCCACCCAATAATTTTATTTCTTTTCCTATAAAATTAAAACATCTTTCACAGGCAGGTGATACCCTATTCTTCAATAAATCATAATCCTTTATTAGGAATGGTCTGAGATCACGTATACGCTTGACATATTCTTCATCACATATCTTACACATTTTAATTCGATCATTTCTTATTGTCTCTATAAAGTCGGTCGTAAGGTTTGATGTGTCTGGCACCCCCGATGCAATTTGGGAACTCTGTTCATTTTTTCCAATAGAAACCTTAGGTTGAGGCAGGAATTGTTGTTGAGGTGAGAATTGTTGTTGAGGTGAGAATTGTTGTTGAGGTGAGAATTGTTGTTGAGGCGGTAATTGTTGTTGAGGCGGTAATTGTTGTTGAGGTAAAAATTGTTGGTGATGCGGTAATTGTTGTTGAAGCAGAAATTGTTGTTGATGCGGTAATTGTTGTTGAGGTGGAAATTGTTGTTGAGGCAGGAATTGTTGTTGAGGTGAAAATTGTTGTTGAGGCAGGAATTGTTGGTGAGGTGAAAATTGTTGTTGAGGCAGGAATTGTTGTTGAGGCAGGGTCGGCATCGGGGTTATTGATGCACCTTCGGTTAATACATTGCCTTTCAGAGTATACCCTTCGGCAATAAGTTTATTATATACACCTTTTCCAACTAATATCATTCGACCAGTCCGAGGATTTCTAACCTGCTGATTGGGTGTAATGAAAGAACCAGATGACATGATTGTAAATTATTCGAAAGGAACAAAATTATTGTGATTAATAATTTTGTTATGATGGAAATTTATTTCCAGATATATAATTAATGAGTTATTTCTGCAATGAGTCTTATTCTTTTTGCTACACCATCCTTATTAATATATGTTATTCTTTGAGGTAAATTAGGTGGGGCAAGTGATCCACCTAACTTTGCCGATCCCAAAGTGATTACACCAGCATTTGCTATTTCGATATTCACGAATCGAGCTATTGAAAACAATATTTTAGCACCACCTGAAACCGTGAAAATACCAGTTATTGCATTTGCAACGGTAATTGTGTTGTTAACAGTGTCAATATTAATACATTCACCAAGTTCTTCTTCAACAACACCTTCTTTGATTTTAATTATGAACCCAATTTTCACAAAAGGGAAAAAGTCAGAATTAACACCAATAACAGTGGAACCGCTTGATACGTCCAATGTGATGTTGTTAGATCCAGGTACATAGCCACTGGTATCAGTATCATAACCAGTGCAATAGGAAATTACATCACCTACATTATCGGAGGATGCATTTATGTGAGCACTAAATGCCCTAACACTATATGGGAAACTTAGATCATGAGTTGTGACAACATCCACACCGGGATCGACATCAAAATTGATTCCATGACTTCGATAATACCCCCCTACGCCATCATCATCATCAACTACAATGGTGTGGTTTTCATCGATTCGATCTAATTCGGTAATTTGATTAGCGTCAATGGTATGTCCATTACTATTGGGGCAAACAATAGGAACTTCCTCATGATATCCGGGTGTTTCTACATAAATATTCTCAGTAACACACCATACATTGTATTTGGCAAACGATCTAGACATTTCAAGTTTTTATTAGATGATGATTTTTTTTAGATAAATATATATATATATATATATATTTATTAGTTATGTTTTTTGATTAATATTTGATTCGAACAGTGTACAAATATAAATAGTTACCCCCGCCTAAACTTTTCCATCTTATATGTATAATGTCGGGGGTTGATGGAAGATTGATTGGGGTCGTACCTATAAAATTAACTGGAGACCCCAATGTACCGGTGTTGATTGTTATAGTTGAAATGATGGTCCCCGTCGAATTACGCAATTCGACAATTCCTTGCACACTGCCACCTTGTCTACCGCCTACCAAAGAGAATTCAGATATTGTCTTAGTATTTGTACCGGGATAGTTAAAGAAGGTAATATTTTGATTTGTAGTTGAACGGGTTCGAATATATCTTCTACTTGAGCTTTCTACGAAAGCCATCAAATCGTCGTCATCATCTGATCCAGATTCCCCTGTCGGTCCGGTGGCACCCGTACAACATGGACCAGTTTCACCAGTTGATCCTGTCAGGCCTGTATAACCAGTTGGACCTATAGAACCAGTTGGACCTGTTGATCCAGTTATACCAGTTGGACCTGTTGATCCAGTTATACCAGTTGGACCTGTTGATCCAGTTATACCAGTTGGACCTGTTGATCCAGT